ATTTCTTCGAGAGACAGGTCAAGTTTGATACTTTCATTTGCCATAATAGAAATTCCTATTTAAATATATCTTGCCAATTTCCGGTAGTGCTCGCGCGCGCATACTCGGTGGCTCTGTTTTCAAAAAAGTTAGTGTGCTCTACTCCGTTTAACATATAGTCAAGCCAAGGTAGAGGGTTGCTCTCACTTCCAAAGATTTTTTTCATTCCCAAACCAAGAAGTCGACGATCTGCAATATAGCGAATGTACTCTTTTACCTCTGTAGCAGTTAAATCAGGCACTTCTGCGCCTTCAAAACAAAGGTCAATAAAAGCATCTTCAAGTTCCACAGTGCGCTCTGCGGCACAATAAATTTCATACTTTAGATCATCATTCCATAGCTCCGGATTCTCTTGAATAAAAGTACGGAATAGTTGTGACATGCCTTCAACGTGCAATGTTTCATCACGAATAGACCATGTAACAATCTGTCCCATACCTTTCATCAAGTTATGTCTTGGAAAGTTAAGTAGAATCGCAAAACTACTAAACAACTGTACTCCTTCTGTAAATCCAGAGTAAATTGCCATAGTTTTAGCGATATTCATTGGAGTATCCATTCCAAAATTGGAAAGATGCTCGTGTTTATCCATCATTGCTTTATGTTCAAAAAACTTTTGGTATTCGTCGTCACCAAAACCAAGAGTTTCTAGCAATAATGAATATGCTTCTTGATGCACTGCTTCCATTGCTGCAAAAGCAGATAACATCATTCTTACTTCAGGCTGCTTAAATGTGGGTAGATAATGCTTGGCATAGCCACAACAAACATCTACATCAGCCTGTGTAAAAAATCTAAAAATTTGATTAATAAGTCGACGATTTTCAGGTGTCAACTTATCTCGATAGTCTCGTAAATCATCAGCAAGATTCACTTCGTCAGGAAGCCAATGCATATGCTGCTGAGTTTTATAGTGTTTAAAAGCCCATGGATAATTAAAAGGCTTGTAGTATTCCCTTTCTGTCAATAAATTCATTTTTTACCCTTCACACGCTAGACACGCGCCTTCGTCAATACTTTCAAAGATATATTGACGCAATGCTTCATCTGATACATTTTCTGCTCTTTTATACGCTTCACTACGCAAATAGTATAGAGTTTTTACTTTCTTTTTCCATGCCATCATATGAATAGCATGAAGTTCTTGCTTTGAAACATTTGCAGGAAAGAAAACGTTTAAAGACTGACTTTGACAGATATATTGCTGTCGATCGGCTGCAAAATCAATAAGCCATCTTTGGTCAATTTCAACTGCGGTTTTAAAGACGTCTTTTGTAACTTCGTCCAGAAAGTCAAGATGCTGAACCGAGCCACCGTTTGTAACAATACTCTTCCATACTTCATCGTTATCTTCTCCTATCTCTTGTAAAATGTGTTCAAGATATTCATTTTTTTGAAGACTTGAGCCTGATTTAGTTTTTTGAGTAAATGCATTAGCCCTGTAAGGCTCAATACTAGGACTAGTATTACCACAAATAATACTACTGCTAGCATTAGGAGCAACAGCGAGAAGGTGAACATTACGAACTCCATAACCCACTGCATCAGGAGCTTCGCCCCGTTCTTCAGCCAATTTACGAGTTGCATTTAGCGCCTCCGTTTTTATATGGCGAAACATTCTCATGTTTGCGCTCTTTGCCATTACGCCTTCAAATGGCAGATGGTGTCGCTGCAAATAAGCATGAAAGCCCATTGCTCCGAGACCTATACTTCTTTCCTGCATTGCACTATACGCTGCTCTCCATAGCTCGCGAGGCGCATTGTCAATAAAATGTGTAAGTACATTGTCAAGCATTGCTATTAGGTCTGGAATAAAATGAGGGTCATGCTGCCACTCATCAAATTCTTCCAGATTTACACTTGATAGACAACATACTGCTGTTCTTTCTTCATCTGTAGCAAGAGTAATCTCACTACAAAGATTAGAGTGATGTACTTGTAATCCTTTATCTTTTTGACACTGAGGCAAGGCATCTTGCACAGTATCTTTAAACATAATATAAGGCTCACCCGTTTCTACACGATTCTGAATAAGTTTTACCCATAGTGTTTTTGCGGATACAGTCTTTGTAACTCTACCAGAATGAGGGTCAATCAAGTCCCAGGAGTCATCAAATCCTTCTTCTCTCGTAGCGCCTTCTATGAGCTCCATGAACTCGTCTGGAATAATTACTCCATGATGTAGATTTACAGACTTACGATTTACATCGCCACCTGTGGGCTTACGAACATCTAAAAACTCTTCAATTTCAGGATGTGAAATATCAAGATAAGCAGCGTAGCTTCCTCGACGAGTAACACCCTGGCTGAAAGCCAACATTTCTGCATCAACTACTTTTAAGAAGGGTATGACACCTGTACTTTCAGATCCGTTACTTGTTCTTGATCCGACGCTTCGAACACCGTTCCAGCAACCACCAATGCCGCCACCGACGCTACTGAGAAAAGCATTCTCCGTGTAGTGATTTGTGAGCCCTTCACGGCTGTCGTCCACGAAATTAAGAAAGCAGCTAATAGGCAAGCCCCGGGTAGTTCCCCCATTAGAAAGCACAGGAGTACTAAACATAAACCAAAGTTTACTAGCATAATCATATAACCTTTGTGCGTGTTCTTCATCATTCGCAAAAGCTTTTGCTGCTCGCGCAAAAGCGTCTTGAGGAGATATTTCTCCATCAATTAAATATCTGTCTTGCAAAGTTTTCTTACTAAACTCTGATAGATACCGATCTCGTCGATAATCTACTGTTACATTAAACGACACCTAACATTCTCCCTTGTATATCTGATATGTTATCAGGCCCAATCGCATCATCGCAATAAGTCATTAAATCCATAAGTTCATAGTTTTCTAAAATTTGTTCTGCATTTTCGTTCAATGCTTGAATAAACTTATATCGACTATCAATCGGAGTTGCATCATAAATACTCATTGCATCTCCATATTCTTGAATCAACTGTACAGCTCTCTTTGGGCCTATTCCAGGTATGCCTGGGACATTATCACCCTTGTCTCCTGTGAGACATTTAAGAGAGATATACTCTTCGGGAGAACATTCGTAATGGTCAGACCATGTATCAAGCGTGACTTCCTTCCTCGTCACATATGAGAATCGTCCGACGTTTTCTTGAATAAGTAAATCCCAATCTCTATCGCTCGAAATAAGCCAAATATATTCTAAACCATACTTATTTCTTTCTTTTACCAAATGAGCAGCAATATCGTCTGCCTCTACACCTTTATATCGAAGTACTGTATACCCTGCTTCTTCGAGTACTTCTAGGGATGCTTCAAACTCTTCAAAGAACTCTTCAAATGCAATTCGTTCTTCCTCGGTTTGTTCTGCAAACTTTTCTTTTCGATTTTGCTTATACTCAGGATTGATACCTTTTCTATAGCTAGAAGAGCCCCAATCTGCTGCAATAATTAAATTTTTACAGTCGTAAGACTTTGCAAGAGACTCTACAGTACGTTGATAATCATATCGAAAGTCTGTACGTCCTTGATGCTTCCATCGAAATGCTAGGTTTAGCGCATCTACTATAAGTGTGGTTTTATCACTTGGATTTACAATTTTTTCACTAAAACTGAATGCCATTTTTTAAAAACTCCACCGTTTCGTTTTTTAACCAATCTTCCGCGAGAAGAATGAAACAGTTAAGAAACTGTATAAACATCCATTCTTCAGTTTGTTTCGGCTGTAAATTTGTTACAACAAACACAGGAGAACGATTATATTTAAAGAAAAGAAGAGGCTCTTGGTCTCCTCCTTTCGCTTGTACTTGTACTTTTTTCCACCAGCGAATAAGATTATTTGTCTTTTTCGCAGTAAATATTTTATCTGAAAGAGGGGATTCAGAGTAGTTTTTTACTTCAATACAAAATCTATTTTTTTCATTCGGAACATAGAGATCGCCTTTCAAATACTCAAGAGCCCCTGAATTAGGGACTCTTTCAAACTGCAACCCCGTTGCGACCCGCAACATATCTCGTACTAAGTATTCTCCTCTTGCTCCTTTCGCTCTGCTATCAACCATATTGACTTCTTCTTTTTTTCGACTTTAGATAGTTCTTTGAGCTCTTCTTGCAGCTCCTGTTCTTTTGCTTTCTTTAACAACCACATTCTACGCTGTGCTGCTAGTCGATTCATTCAAGGGCACTCACATTTTCTCTCTTTACGACTTCAATTTTCTCTAGCAGAGGATGTGTCCAACCGTGACTGACGACATAGGTATTCAGATTTTCTTCGCCGAGTAATACTTCGACAAGTTTTTCTCTGCCTGTCTCATCAAGTACATTAATCACTTCATCTAAAAAGAGAATATTGATTCGTGATTTTGAAATACTACTCATTAGCTTACGAATTGCTATAAGAGTAGCGGTATTTACTCTTGCTAACTCTCCAGAAGAAAGAGCAAGTATATCAACAATGTTTCCATTGTCTGTAATTTGCACGTTTAGCTTATCATTACTTACAACAAATTCAAGAGTAAAACGCCCGTCGGAAAGCTCTCCAAGATAGGTGTTTACTAATTCTTCTAGTTCTTTTACTAGATTTTCTATTTTATAAGCGATTAAGCCGTTTGTGCTAAATGCTTTTTTCAATACTTCCAAATTAGAATATACACTTTCTACTTTATTTAAAGAGTCCTGTGCTTCTTCTAATTGTTCCAGAAAACTATCTGTTTGTTCTTGAATTACTTGGATTCGGGTGTTTTGCTTTGTTCTTCTTTCGTTTTCCGCCGTTGCATCCGCCACAGACTTTTTAATCGAAACCAAGTCAGCTCGTACTCCTGCCAACCGCTCTTCAAGCTCTCCTTTATCCAAGAGGGCCACTGGCAGATCTCGATCAATGCTTCGATAAAGGTCTTCCCACTCTCTTTGCATTTTGTTTTTATATTCGAAACGTTCATTGTTTCGTTTAATTTCTTGAATTCTTGTTGTAATTTCACGCATTTTCTCCTCTGCGAAAGAAATCTTTGTAGCTTCCTCCGTAATTAGACTTTGCTTGAATGTCTCTTGAACATTTTGCTCACAAGTCGGACATTTACCTTTCAAATCTTCCAGTTTTTTCATCAGCCTCTTTGACCCCGCTACGACCCCGGTAAGATTGCCAAGCTCTGACTGTAGGGTATCATATGATTCTTTTGCATTTACATCAATATTCTGTATTTCTTGAATATTTATTTGCTTGAGCAAAGAGATGCACTGATTATTTTGTGAGATTTTTTTATTTTTTTCCGAAATATTTTCAATTTCTTTCGTTAGTGAACGGAATTGCTTCTCAAGTTCTTCCGTATCATTTTCAATTTCTAGCATAGGCAGTACGATAGTATCTCTCAATTTATTATCGGACAACCATTTTTCCACAGTTGCTATTTTTGATTTAACTGCGGAAATTTCCAATGATAAATTTTTAGAAGCATTTTTAAATACTTCAAACAGCTCTACATATTCTTCAAGGTGCAACAAGTCAATAAGAAACTTCTTTCTTGTTGTATCTGTTGCTGTAAGAAACTGTAGACTCGCATTTGTATTTTGATATACAAGCTGCGAGAAAGTTTTAAAATCTATACCAATTACTTCTTGTATTGTTTTAAATGTGTTTGTAGCTGTATGGCTCGAAATATCTTCGCCATTCTTTAAAAATACTACTTTAATATTTGCTTTTCTATCAATTGAGACCACATATGCATCTTCGTCTTTTGTAAACTCGAGATGAATATTATAGCCATTATTTACATAACGATTTGGTATATCTGCTTTTTTGATACCCTTTGAGTTTTTGTTAAAAAGGGCTTCTTCAATAATTAACGGTATAGACGACTTGCCCATACCGTTTGTTCCAATTATTTGAGTTACTATATTTTCTTCTAAGTCGAGGCTATTATTCGACCCGTAACTAAAGCAGTTATTCCATTGTAGTTTTTTGAGCGTAATCATTAAAAGTGCCTACTATATTTTGAATTTTATCATCTTCTAATTCCAAGATATATGCTAGATACTCTACTAGCTCTTCTTGGATGCTCATATCTTTATTCATTACCAGAGCTGCTTCACTACTACGCTTTACAACTTTTTTATCTAGTAAATCACTATTTTTTACATTTGCTAAATCTTGTATATCACCTTCTAGCTCGTAAATAGTATGATGATATTCAGTAGGAATCATTTCATTTGGATCGGCTACTGTTTTTCGTATTAGTTGTGGAAGGTCAAAAGGCTCCCACATCCACTTCCAAGTGTTTGGATTTATTAATATGTATCCAGTCTGTACTTCTGTTCTATGAAAAGAAGTGGTCATTGGAGACCCCGGATATACTATATTTCTTTGACTATTACTATGGGCGTGTAAATCGCCCGCAAATACGATTGGAAAATCTTCAAACCTGTCTAAGTCCACCTCTGGCTTGACATGGGGAGGTATTTCTCCTCGTACATGAGTAAATAGTGGTTTATCCTGTACAAACTTTTCGATGCTTTCCGGTCGGTGTAAATCCGCATACGGAAGCACATTAAACCCAAAATCTGAATCATAATAAGAAATATCTACGACTTGTACTAAGGGATTAATATCTCTACTTACTTGCTTTAGTTGTGTAAAGAAAGTTTTATTCTTTTTTGTTGCTTCGTGATTGCCGTCATAGATAAGAGTGGGAATCTGTACTTCCCGAATAAACGAAAAGTACAGTTCCAGTTCTTCCATGTTGGGCAGACGATCAAAAAGGTCTCCACCTATGATGTGCATGTTGCACTCTTTTTCGAGAGAATGAATCTGCTCAAAAAACAATTCATAGCGGCGAAGTGCCCACTCGCGTGGAACATTTTTTTGACCTAGCTTTAAATGCCAGTCTGCCGTAAAAAGTATCATGAAATGGCAAACTCCGCATCTAGTGCTTCATCATCAATTTCATTTGTGTCAGCTTGACGTACTCTGTCGAGCAGCTCTTTTTGAGCATCAGGGGTTGGACGAGGCATAACATCATCCATAGACTTCAGACCTTCTACAAGGGCCAGTTCGTCATCATCAAGAGCACGAGGCTTGCACTTCAGCACTTGAAGTTGATACTCTACATTGTAGGGCAGTGGGCCAGTTTTAACTCGCTTGAACTTAACGTCCCAGCCAGTTTCGACATCTGTAGGATCGCCCAAATCTTCGGCAGCAGTGAGAATTTGCTCCCACAACTTCTTCTTTAGATTGACAATCTTGACTTCGCCATTGTGAATGCACTGCATTACATAGCTCCAGCCACACTTCAGATCGGGATAGTATTCACGAACCCAATCTTTTTCTTTGTTATTAAACCGCTCTTCATTACGATCAAAAGACAGACACTCCAAAGGAATGTTCTTGTCGTTCTCACCAGTAACCCAATACACGTATCGAGCAAGAATATCGCCAACGAGACGAATAGAGTTATCCCCGTCCTGGTAGCTATAAGTAGTAATGTTGGATTTTTGAGCAGCGCCCTTTGATTTGTTAAAGCTTAATGCCATTCTGTTTTCTCCTGTGGGACTTCTTCATATAAAAAATGCAACTTGTCATCTTCCATGTAAAGTAGTCTGTCGTCGTTTTCTAAGTGTTGAAAGGGATCTAGTGGCATTTCCAATAGATCTAGTGTAATATCGCCAGAGGCGAAGTATTCTCCGAGAGACCGCATACTTGCAAAAGCTAAGTATATTGCAATATCTCGGCGAGAATGTCTAAACGCATTGTATAAAAGAACATCGGGGTGTACCAAAAAAGAATCTCCCGCAAAGTTTGTTTCATAAAACTTATAAATGGGATCGTACTTATTTCGAGGTATACTTTGCTTAACCAGCATCTCAAATATCATAAAAATACCTGATGGCTCGCCATTTGCAACAGTGAATATCTTTTTCCAATCGTATAGAAGCATATATTATACTAAAAAATAACTTGGGTGTCAAGAACTATTTTTCTATCCTATTTGTTCAATTTTCCAGCCTTGTTTCATGTAGTAGCCCATTCTGTTAGAAGCCTGCGTTCTGGCAGTATTTCCTTTTAAATGTATATCTACAATTACAGGGGTTTGTTTTCCTTCTTGCTCTCGGATAACTCTTCCGATGAGCTGGGTGAGGAGTGGTTCGTTATTAATGGGCGTACCGAGTATAAGGACAGAGAGGGAATTAACTGATATACCTTCGCTAAATATTGCTTGAGTCCCAAATAAAATGTTTTTACTTCCATAGTTAATCTCATTGAGAAGTGTTTCTCTTTGCTCATGTGGAACTTCGCCCGTAACACAAATTGCATTATCTCCAACCAGTTCGGCGCAGCTTCGTAAAAAATGCACTCGATCGGACACTACAAGTACCTTGTGACCTCGGGCTGCATAAGTTGCAGCAAGAAGTGAAACGGTATGACGATATTCTTCATTGTTCGCCAAATTTGTAACACGGTTTG